TGGCTTATCTTAAAAGAAGAGGAGTTTCTACTATAGATATTTTAAAATATCAAATAGGATATTGTGAAAAAGGTAGATATGCTAATAAAATTATTATCCCCACATATAATGTTAATGGACAGTTGGATTATTTTGTAGCACGTTCATTTGAAAGAGAACCATCAAGAAAATATGACGCACCATCTTCAGATAAAAATATTATAGGGTTCGAAAATATGATAAATTGGAATATTCCTATTGTATTATGTGAAGGTGCCTTCGATGCTATTGCTATAAAAAGAAATGCTATACCATTATTTGGCAAAAATATATCAAAAAAACTAATGCAAAAATTAGTTACATCTGAAGTTAAAAAAGTATATTTAGCTTTAGATAAAGATGCTATTAAATCAACTTATAAAATAGCAAAACAATTGTTAGAAGCAGGAAAAAAAATATTTGTAATAGACTTAGACGACAAAGACCCAGCTGATATGGGGTTTGCTTTATTTACAAATAAAATTCAACAATCACAAGAATTTACATTTTCTTCTCTATTTAACTTAAAATTATCTATATGAAATTAAGGAAAGCTAATTTTCCTAAGCAGGAATTAAACCGCGAATTTACTCAAATTACTACTAACGATTCTAGATTCTATGAAGATGGAGAAAAAACATACCCTTCAGTTACATATGTTTTATCTTATTTTCCTAAAGGAAAACATTTTGAAGAATGGTTAAAAAGAGTAGGATATAATGCTGATTTTATTGCTAAAAAAGCAGCAGGTGAAGGGACACTAGCTCATGACTTATGTGAGCAATATTTACTAGGTAAAGAAATTAATTTAATGAAAGATGGTTCTCCACAATATGATTTACATGTTTGGAAAATGTTTTTACGTTTTGTTGATTTTTGGGAAACTAGTGGTGCAGAATTAATTGAAACAGAAGTATTTTTATATTCTGATACTTTACATATAGCAGGAACCTGTGATTTAGTTTGTAAAATAAATGATGAAATATGGGTTATTGACATTAAAACATCAAACAATCTACAAACCACATATGATGTCCAATCAGCTATATATGCTAGATGTTTTGAAGAATGTTATGAGCAAAAAGTAGATAGGGTAGGTATTTTATGGTTAAAATCATCTAAACGTGGTCCAAAAGAAGGTAAACTACAAGGTAAAAAATGGGAAGTATATGAATCACCTCGTTCTATAGATGAAAATTTAGAAATTTATACTAATGTTAGAGCTTTATTTGATTTAGAAAATCCTGTTCTTAAACCTCTATCAGAAAAATACAGAACTTCTGTTAAAAAATCCTAGGCTTCTTCATTAATTTTTCGTATATTTATATGTTGATAATGTAAGCCTATGTATAAATTACGTGATATAATACTTGAACGTATAAGCCGTCCTAAAGCAATGATACTTGCTGGATCCCCCGGTGCTGGTAAGTCTTCTTTTATAGAAGATATTGATAATGCTTTAATAATGAATATCGATGACATTTTTATTCGTAATTTACGAAATATGGGGGTGTCTTTAGATTTAAAAAATGCTAGTGCTGAAGAACGCAGCAAAGCAGCCTCAGCATTTGCCGCAGCTAATAAAGAATTTCGTCCTCAAATAATAGATATAATTAAAGGAAAGAAAAATTTTGTATTAGATACCACATCTGCAAATACAGGTACTACTCTTAGATATAAACAACAATTAGAAGAATTAGGTTATGAAGTATTAATGGTATATGTTTTTGCTTCATTAGAAAAATCACTAGATAGAAATGAAACAAGGTTTAAACGTTCACAAGGCAAAGATAGAAGTTTATCACCCGCTATTGTATTACGTACTTGGAATTCTGTAACTCAAAATTATGATTTTTTTAAAAAAGAATTTGGAAATAATTTTGTTTCTGTTGTAAATGATAAAGCCTTACAAAAAGGTGAACCACAAAAATCATTAGAAGATTTATTAGATAAGTATGTCACTCCTTATAAACCAACAGATACTAAACCTAAAACAGATAAACAACAACAAAAATCTGACCAACAAAAAGCAGAATTAAATAATCAAATAACAACTTTTATTAATTCTGATAAGGTAGAAGATATAAAAAGTGATTCTGTATCTAAAGGTGAAGCAAAATCTAGAGTAAAACAATTTTTCTCATGAACCCAGAAAAAGTAGGTAAACAAATAGCTAAAAGAATCCTAATGGAAGAAGAAATGACTAAAGTTTCTATCTATCCAGGTGCTTTTAAACCACCACATAAAGGACATGTTGAAACAGCTTTAAGATCTATGGATGATAAAACTAATAAGGTAATTATTTTTATGTCTACTAAGGAAAGAGAAAATATAGATGTAGAGGAAGCAAAACAAGTATGGGATTTATATAAAGCTAATATACCTGAATTAGAAAAAGTTGAAATACAATTAACACCCACCCCAGTAAAATCTGTTTATGATTATGCTAAAGATAATCCTACACATGATATAAGAGCTGTATTTGGTAAAGGTGAAGAAGAAAGATTTAAATCATTATTAGATAAGGAAAAATATCCCCACGTAGAAGTATTTGATGCCGGTACTGTAGGTGATTTTTCAGCTACAACTTTAAGACAAGCTATTAGAGATAAAGATTTAGAAACAATCAGGGACTATATTCCATATTTAATTAATGTAGATGATTTTTTAAATATATTTCAATTAAATGAAGCTATTGTAGGTGATAAAATCGTATGTGATAATTGTGGGTGGGAATGGAAAATAAAAGATGGAGGAGATGATTTATTTATATGCCATAAATGTGGGTATGATAATAACCCTTTAGATGAAGGTTTATACCCTAGATATGATTATAGAAAAGTTAAACAAGTAAGATACAAAGCATCAGATGTTAGAACTAATGATCCGGATGCATTAGAGGAAGATCCTAAAAAAGGTACAGGTAAAAAACCTAAGGGGTCTGGTAGAAGATTATATACTGATGAAGATCCAAGCGATACAGTAAAAGTTAAATTTAGTACTAGACAGGATATAGTAGATACTTTAGGTAAAACCTCATTTAAAAATAAATCTCATGCTAGGCAATCCCAAGTAATAAATTTAATACATCAAAGAGTAAGAGCGGCTTTAGGTAGAACTAAAGATCCACTAAAAAAAGCTAAATTAAAATCTGCTTTTGAATATATTAAAAAACGAAAGGAAGCATCTAAGAAAAAAACACAAAGATTGAAAAAACAAAAAACAAATGAAGGGGTTTTATCTCAAACTAGTCTTGTATTACCAAGAGGTAAGAAAATAGTATTACAAGCTGAAGAACAAGACTATGATAGAGGACTAATAGTAGAACTTACCGAAGAAGGAGGATATAAAATATATTATTGGTATGGTGAAGACATAAAAATATACCCTGCTGAAGTTTTAGTAGACGGAGAATCAATAAAACCAGATGCAAGAGAAGTTTATATTAAATTCCATCCAGAATTGGAAAAAGAAAATATAGAAGAAGGAGATAAATATTTACAAGAAGCTAGATATAAAAAATTTTTAAATGAAGCTTGGGATGATTCTAAAGCTAAAATTATAAATAGATTTATGGATTTTGCTACAGATTATTTATCTATAGATAGACCTAAAATTAAACTTATTAACCAAGAAGGATATACCCAAGAATATAAAAGTTTTGGTGGTTATTTACCTTCTGAAGAAAAAATATTTGTTGTAGTTAGAAATCGTAATATGGCAGACATTTTACGTACATTAGCACATGAAATGGTCCATCATATGCAAAACCTTGATGGTAGATTAACACCAACCTCGGGTGAAGATGGATCCCCTGATGAAAATGAAGCAAATTCATTAGCAGCAGTTTTAATGAGAAAATTTGGAAGAGAAAACCCAGACATTTATGAATAAATACAGTTTAAAAGAATTAATGTTTGAAGATATAGCTAAAGCTTATGACATTTTTGTTGATATGGATGGGGTATTAACTAATTTTGAAGGTAGATTTGAACAATTTGCCGGAGTTACACCTGATGAATACATATCTCAAAAAACTATTCAAGTTGGAAAAGATAAGGCATATGAGCAATTTTGGGATTTAGTAGATGAGCAAGTAGGGGTTAGATTTTGGGCAGGGATGCCTTGGATGCCCGAAGGAGAAGGATTATACAAATATATAAAAAAATACAAACCAACTATTTTAACATCTCCTTCTAGAAATGAAGCATCTAAAATAGGAAAAGGTGTGTGGGTTAAAAGAAATATGTCTGGCACACCATTAAAATTTGGTTATCAAGCACAGGGCAAAGCTAAATTCGCGGGTCCAAATAAAATATTAATAGATGATAGAACCGATAATATCTCTGCTTGGAAAGCTGCAGGGGGTATTGGTATATTATTTAAATCAACAGAACAAGTAAAAAACGAGTTATCTAAACTAGGGTTATGAGCACACAATTAAATAAAGAATTCTCTAAACGTGATGTTCAGAGAATGAGAAATATAGTCACAGGAAATACCGCTGATAAAACAAGAGTTCAAGCTGGGTATGAAAAGGAAAATAAAGTATATGTTGAGGGTGATATATGGGAGGAAAATGGTAAAACATGGACTATAAAAAATGGTCTTAAACAAACCATCACCAAACATGATAAATTAAGACAAATTATTGTAATGCCATTAAAATGCCCTGAGTGTGAAAAGGCAATAAAAGTAAATGATCTTAATAAAAAAATGTGGTCAATTCATAATAAGTGCTTTGATTGTGTTGTTGAATATGAAACACATTTAAGGAAAACAGGAAAATATAAAGAATACGAAAAAAAATTAATGAATGATAATAAAGATAGTTTTGTTGACGATTATGAACAAGCTGTAAATGCATTTATTAATGACCAAGGAGAATCATTTATGTCTGAGGCAGGAGACATGGAAAATTGGTCAAAAGCTAAAATAAATCCCGAAGTAATTAAATCCCTTAAAGATAATATTAAACAATTAAGGGAATTAGAGATATAATATCTTTATATATTTATTACAGAATAATTCTAGAACTATGAAAAAATCAGAAATTAAAAAAATCTTAAAAGAGAATATCACTGATTGGTTAAAGGAACGTAATATTCCCGAAGCTGATAGTGGTGATATGGCTTATACAGAAAAAGCTAAAGTAAAAGAAAATAAAATCGAGGACCAAATTGCTGAATTTTATTACGTAACAAAACCAACTAAAGAATCTAAAGTAGAAGAATTAGTTAAAAGTGGGGACGTATTTGAATTTGCTGTGAGTGGTTTAACTCGAGAAGACATCTCAGGTATTTACAAATCAGAAGGTAGAGCAAAATCTGCTGCTAATAAAGTAATTAAAGAAAGAGATATTAAACTTAAAGAAACTTATAAAAAAGGTCAAGATAAGTTAAAGAAAATGGAATCTTCAATTGATGAAATTAAAACTCAAATTGAAGGTAAAATGTCTGAAGCTACATCAAATCCAGATATGAGAGAATCTTTAACAGCTGAATCTAATAGCTTAATGGAAAAACTTTCTATGTTAGAAGCACAGGTTGAAAGACTAAGAGAAGTGTTAGAAGCAGAAGGAATGCGTTTCGAAAAGAAAAAGCCTAAAAAAGATAACAAGAAAGACGAAAAAGAGGACGATAAAGATAAAGAGTAATCAATGGATAAGCTCAAACTCAGATATCTAATCAGAGAGGCTATAGAAAATGTTGCTAATATTTCATCCAAATTTTCTGTAGGTGATAAAGTAACAACTGTAGATGGAGACACTGCGTTTGTTACAATGGCAGAACATCCTTTTTATACTGTAGAATTAGAAGAAACTGGTACAACTAAATCATTTAACTTTAAGGATTTAGCTCCTTTTCAAGAAAAAGTAATAGCAAAAACATCGGAAGGTATTAAGCTACAAGAGGGAGTTAATGCCTCTCCCGGTTTATTATTTCACCAAGCCCACAATAAACCACTATCAGAATGTATTTTTAGAATTGGTTCTAAATCATATATAGAGTTCTACTCTGAAGCAAGAGAATTATTCAATGAAGGTATTCTAAAAATTAATGAATTAGATAAAGATTTAATTCGTAAAACTGATATTGGTGAATATGGGTTATTTGAAGGTATAGAAGTACCATTAGATGTTCCTTATATTAATGAAAATATTGAGGAAAAAAAGAAAAAATCAACTAAAAAGGATCCACCTATTGGAAAACCAAAAAGAGGAGGTTCAAAAGCCTACTATGTTTATGTAAGGGATCCTAAAACAAAAAGAATTAAAAAGGTTTCATTTGGGTCAGGAGGTTTAAGGGCAAAAATTAATAACCCCAAAGCACGTAGAGCATTTGCTGCTAGACATAAATGTTCACAAAAAAATGATAGAACAAAAGCTTCATATTGGAGCTGTAGGTTGCCAAGATATGCAAAGCAGTTAGGTTTAGGTGCTAATAAAAACACTTTTTGGTAAAATGGCCGCATACACTGACTACGATTATAAAGGTTATCATGTAAGACATTTTTCACACGATACTGAAAGCGCTGAGCTAGTATGGCATCGTGACAGAAAAGATAGATATATTACACCTATTGGTAAAACTGATTGGCAAATTCAATTTGATGATGAGTTGCCTAGACCAATAGATGATTGTATCTTTATAAAAGAAGGTGTATGGCACAGGGTAATAAAAGGCAGTGGATGTTTAAAAATATTAATAGATGAAAATTAGTAAATTAAAAGAAATATTTGAAGATGAAAGTTTAAAGTATGCTTTAGCTACTAATATAGCTAAATATGGGCGTCCTCAATCTAAGAAATCAGATAAAAAAGCTAAACTAACTAAAGGTTTAGAGAAAAAAAGAGAAAAAGCAGTGAAAGATTTAAAAAAATCTATGGGTGAACAAGATATGGGCTCACCATTCCCAGCACCTGATTTAGATAATAAAGGATACATGGCCGCTAGAAAGCTTATAGATCAATTAAGATTAACTACATTTAGAAAACTAAATCCGGATGAGTTTGAGGAATTCAAAAGGGAAATAGCCAGTGCTTTTAATATGACATTAAATGAAGCTAAGGATACAGGAGTTGGATTAGATAGAATTAAATTTTATTTTGATAAATTATATGGTCCTGATTTAAGATTTAATATTAATAGAGATCCTAATAATCCTGAAAGAGATCGTATTGATGTTCGTGGTTCACAACAAGATTTAGCAGATTTTGGAAGAGCATTACAAGGTGAAAAAATGGAAGGTTATGAGGTATTTTGGACAGATGAGGAGGATAGAGGAAATATAGTTCGTATCGTTAAATCAGATTCTATAAATGAAAAAAAGAAAAAAGATGGGGATAGATGTCTTAGAATAGCTAGAAGAAAAATGCCTAAAACATCTGCATACCGTTCTGGATTGATAGTTAAGTGTAGAAAAGGAATGATATGGAAGAAAGAGAAATAAAAAAAGAAACCATTGAATTCAGCCAAGATTTAAAGGCTTTTACTAAGGGGTTTTTAAAAGAATCTCTTCGTAATTGGTTTAAAAAGGAAAAATGGGTTAGAATAGATACTCAAGGAAATATTACTGGTCCTTGTGGTACAATGAAAAAAGGTAAAGCTACAACACGTTGTTTACCTTCAGCTAAAGCTAGAAGTTTAACTAAAGCCCAAAGAGCTTCTACAGCTAGAAAAAAAACAAGGGGTTCTAGAAAAGGTAAACAGTTTGTAAAAAATACTAAAAAGGCAACCGTAAGACTAAAAAAATGAAAAAATTATTATTATTAATTGTTTTAATGTTAACAGGTTGTAGCAGTTATCAAGTTAATGATAACCGAATAGCAAGTATATTAGCTGTAACTGAAAAAGGAGACACTATTTCTGTCCCTTATAAAAAATTTTTAAATGATAGATATACTGAATATACTAGATTTAATTATAATAATAATTGGTATTGGAATAATTGGAGATATGATTGGCAATGGAGATATAATTATTGGTATTATGGACAATTAGATTATTACAATAATTACTATAATAATACACCAACACGTAGTTATAATTTTTCAAACCCAAGTAGTAAAAGGGGAGAAAAAGTAACAGTTATACCACCTGAAAATGATGGGATATATGTACCACCTTCACCTCCAAAACCACCAAAGGATAAAAAAGATAATATACGTATTTGGAATAATCCTAGGCCTGCCCCAGGAAATCCAGTAAGAAGAAGTTTTAATCAACCTAATCAACCTTCTTATAGACAAAATAGTTTTAGTGCCCCTAGAAATAATTTTAGTGCCCCTAGAAGCTATAGTGCTCCTAGAAGTAGTGCACCCACAAGATCGGCATCTCCTGTTCAAAGTGCGCCATCGGGTGGAAAAGGAAGTTCAACTGGCAAAATTAATTAATATTTATATAAAAATATATAATCATGGATAAATTTAACTTAAAAGGATATATCAACGAAAATAATCTTGGCGCCTATTCTAGGTTAAAAGAAAAACTTGATCCAGTAGGAAAAGAAGATAGTGATATTGACAACGATGGTGATGTTGATAAAACAGATGACTATTTAGCTAATAAAAGAAAAGCTGTATCTAAAGCAATAGCTGATAAAGAAAAAACTGACACTGAAAAAGATGCTAGAAAAGCAAAAGGTATGATGAATGAAGCTACTGATGCTGAGATAATTGATTTATTATCTGATATGTTACTTAAATTATCTGATGGGAATACTACAGCTAGACAAGCTGCTTTTGATATAGCTAAAGAACAAGGTGTAAGTTTTAATCTTATTATACAAAAATACCAACAAAAAGGTGGTGAGTTACAAGATATAGATTTTGAAACGTTAAAAGAAGATTTAGATGTAGGACATCAAGATGATGAACCAAATATGTTAAAGAAAACTTTATATAGATCAGCTAAAATGGCTTCAATGTTATATAAGGAACTAGATAAATTTGATAAATTCCCAACGGAAGTAGATTTTCCAAATTGGTGGCAAGCCAAAATTATTAAAGCTAATGATTATTTAACTGCGGCATTTGATTATTTAGATGGTGAACAACAAACTGCTAAATTAGATGCTATGCAGGAAAAGAAAATTGAAGTAGATGATGATACTAATTTTAAAGTGTCATTATCCCATTTATTAGATAAGCATATAACTAAATAGTGGATAAAAAAGAATTCATACAACTTTTAGAGCAAGAAATAGAGGATTTTGTCCAAACTCAGGCCGAAAAGATTGTCTCATTTGAAGATGATCCGAAAGAGTATATTTTACAAAAATATCCTTCATTAAAAGAAACCCTTATTGATTTAATGACGGAAAGTTTTGATGAGTACATTACTGGTATCTATGTAATGGCTCCTAAACCAACTACATTTAAAGTACTACTTCACAATGGTCAACATTTCTTTTTAATCTATGCTAAAGATTCTTACATAGCAAAAATTTCAGGTAAAAAATATTATTTATCAGATTTAGGAGCAGAAGAATATGCTATTAAAGCAATAGCGGATTTACTTACAATGGGTATGCCTCCAGGAGCAGAAGGTCCTGATCAAGAAGCTGATAATGATATGACTAAGGATGCTGATGAAACCCCAGATGCAGAACCAGCAGATGATACAGGAGGGGATGAAGAAGAACTAGCAGAAAGTGTTGATGATATTCCTGATAGTGAAAAAGATGATTATGGTCGTCCATTTGTAGATCCAAAAGGTTCAAGAACGTTTATGGAGCCAGATGAAATGAAGCCTTTTAATAGATTTAAAAAAATGATGGATAAATTAGAAAAAAAATTACCATCTAAAAAGCTTCGTATCTTAAAAGAGCAAGAAGAAAAAAAAACTGATCTAAAGACTGATCTTATTAATTTAATACGTTCTAGTGAACTTTCTGATGAACAACTTGCTGTTTATATAAAATCTGTTAAAAATAAAGGAAAAAAAGATAGTTTAACAAACCAATTAACTTCAAAAGGATACACCCCAGATAGATTCAAATTTGGGGAAAAAGCAATTGAAAAAATAAACAGAGATTTAGATAATGCTGATTTAGATGCTTATTTTAAATATCTTGAAAATCCTAAATCTCTAAAAAGTTTATCTCCTTCAGGAAAATTTTATCAAGAATTAGGTTTAGATAAAGAATTAGTAAATTCATTTGTTAATATAGAACCAGGGGCTGACCAAGGAGGATCCTCTATTGGTAAAGCGGAATTGTTTTTAAGTTTATTTTTTAAAGATGTAGGTAATTCAGAAGGTGGAATAGATCCTGAAACGGGTGAAATTAAAAAAGCAAAAGGTGATAATAATTGGGAAGGTGTAGGAAACTTAGAAGTAAAAGGTACTAATGGTAGATTAGGACAACAAGGAGGTAGAGGGCTAGATGCTACTAATACTTTTGAAAATTTATCTAAAGACTTACTTTCTGATGAACAATTAAAAGAATTTGGGGATAGATTTTTTAAAAAACCTTGGACAATGTCTACATCAATAGCTGAGTTATATAAATTAGCTATGCAAAATAAAGTTCCTGAAACTGAAATACAAAGTAAAATAAATAAGGCTTTAGATGCCGTATATTTTAATCAAAATTTAGCTAATGATTATTTTAAAACAGAAACAGATTTTACAGATTTAGAAGAAATAACTAAAAACTTGTTAAAATTAAATGCCGCTTCTTATTCAAAAGCTAAAGGCATAGATGCTGTTTTATTTGTAGACACAGCAGGAGGTGAAAATAGATATGTTATAGTAAAAAAATCTGACTATGATGAAACTATTGATAATAAAAAATTTTGGACTACAACTAAGGGACCTACTGGTTTCCAATGGACAAATGTTAACCCTAATTTAGTAGTTGCTAAAGATTAAAATATTTATAACATATGGATAATTTCGATCTAAAAAAATATTTAGTAGAAGGTAAATTAACCGAACAAGAAGAAGAAATGGATTTTTCTTATACTGAACTAACTGATGATGAAAAAGATATGGTTAGTGATGTACTTGAAGATATATATGAAAAGATAAATCCAACTAATGATATAAAAAAATACACAGGATTATTTAAATTCATTGATAGCTGGTTTGAAGCTAGAGGTGGTATAGGATCAGGAGCATAATATAAATAATATGAATAATTTTAATTTAAAAAAATACTTAGCTGAAGGTCACTTATTAAAGGAGGCCGTAATTTGGAACTGGGATGGAGATAGAAACTCTCTAGAGGAAGTTCCACCAAAATTTAAAGCTGCTGTAAAAGCAGAATTAGAAGATCCATTAAGTGACGAACAATTTGAAGAAGCTTTTGATGCTGTTAAAAATTCTTTTGCTGATGAAGCAGGTAGAGGTAGCATGAAATTTAAATCAGACGATTGGGCTGAAATGATTGATATGGATTACGATCCAGATTAACTTTAAAAATAAATGTATAATTAAAATAAATAAAAATGAATAATTTTAATTTAAAAAAATACTTAGCAGAAGGTCGCTTATTTGAATCAATTAATCTTGACATTGAAGATGATATAGCAATACTAAGTGGGGATTCAGGTGAATACGAAGGTGAAATTAAAGATGGAAAAGTATCATTTTCTATTATATATGATAATTTAGATTTTAGAATAACAGATAAATTTAATAAAAATAATATTGAAGATTTTTTAGGTAAAAGTCATGCATTTGTAGAATTAGCTAAAAAATATGACCATAATTGGGATATTGAACGTGATTTAGTTGGTATAACAATAAAATTATAATAAAAAACATACAGACTATATTCATAGCATAGTCGTTTATTTTAGTTAATAGGAGCTGTGGCCCAATTTTTTGGAGCCACAACTTTTTTTTCGTATATTTAATAGTTAAATCGTGTAAATGAAAAACGTAGTAATAATAGGTGCAGGTGTAGCAGGTGTAAATGCTGCTACTAAATTAATAGATAATCAATTTGATGGTCAAATTACTATCATTGATATGGGTAAGGATCCTTATAAGAGACCTTATGAAGAAGTAATGACAGGCTTTTTAGGAGCTGGTGGTTGGTCAGATGGTAAATTAACTTACCACACATCTATAGGTGGACAATTAGCAAAATATTGTGGTGAAGAAAAAGCAATGGAGTTAATGGATCAAGTAATTGAAAATTTTAAAAGATTCCACCCTAAACCGGAGGCAGTACAATGTTCTAACCCAATAGAAGAACCAGATTTTATTAAACCATATTTTGGTTTGAGATTATTCCCAGTATGGCATGTTGGTACTGATTACTTACATGAAATAGGTAAAAATTGGTATAATTTTTTAGTTGATAATTTTGTAAACTTTAAATGGGAAACTAAAGTGACTGATATTGATTTTGATAAAAACTTAGTCTATATGGGTGATGAAGTTATATTATATGATGAATTAATATTTGGAGTAGGAAAATCAGGAATTGATTTTGGTAAACAATTAGCTGAAAAATATGAATTACCAACTGAACCTAAATCAGTACAAATAGGTGTTAGATTTGAAGCACCACAAGAACATTTCCAAAAGTTAATAGATGTTTCTTATGATTTTAAATTATATAGAAAATTTGATGATGAAGGGGTATCATTAAGATCATTCTGTACTAATAATAACGCTGCTTACGTAGCAGTGGAAGAAACGTATGGAGACCATAGTTACAATGGTCACGCCAAAAAAGATGAGGCCTACCGAAATAACATGACTAACTTCGGAATTCTCATGGAAATACAGGGTATAACATACCCATTTAATTTCTCAAGAAGTGTAGTATCTAATTTAAATGATATGTCTAAAGATGGAACTGGATTATACTATAGTCCATCCCGTAAACCTTCAACAACATCAGAAGGTGTAGATGTATCTGCTATTCAAATTGGTGAAGATGATTTAAAACAAGTAAGAGAAGAATTTAGAGGATATTTTAAATATATAGATGGTTTCATTGATGATATGAAAAAAGTATTTCCAACATTAAAAGATGATTGGGGTATTTACATACCAGAAGTCAAATATTTATCACCCGAACCATTAGTAAATTATAATAATTTAAGTTTAACAAAATATGGACAAGTCTACTTTGTCGGCGATGCGCTCTCTGCTAGAGGAATTACAGTCAGTGGAGCACAAGGCATCTACGTTGCCGAAAAACTTATCAGCTAAGGAATTAGAAGAACTGTTAATAGCAATTGATGGGTATTTTGTACTTAATTACTCCAATAAATCATTATTTGATCCACTTACTTTAAAGGAAATGGAAGGATTTCTAGATTTAAGGCATGAGGTTTTAACTAAATATCAAACGCTTAGTCCGCACAAATATTTATTGATATAACCTTATGAACGAAAACTTGATCCATATTTTAATTGCTGTTATTTCTGCGCTTGGTAGTGTAGGAGCATGGAGATTTTATGAAACTAGATTAACATTAAAATCTAAAGTTGAACGAAGTACTCAACGAGCTAATGAGAATTTTATTAATGATTTACAAGAAAGAGTAAATAAACTAGAAGCTTTACTTGTAGAATCATCAGAAGAAAAAGATGAAATGCGTGATATAATTACTTCATTATCTTCTGAAGTATCAGGTTTAAAAGTTAAAATTGAGTATTTAGAGAATGAAAATATATTTCTTAAAGGAAAGAAATCACGCAAATAATTTGGAGAAGCCAAATATTGTTCGTATATTTATGTGTTCAAATTAAAATTAAATGTTATGAAAAAATCTACAAAAGGAGATTGGAGTACTCGCACAATAAACACTCCAGAAGGTATTCAAGTTACTTTTTTTGATAAAAAATTCCATAATTGGAATGGCCCAGCTATAAAATATCCAAGAGAATTTAAGCAAAAAGCTAGATATTTCTTATATGGATTTGAGAAAACAAGAGATGAATGGATTGATGCTAGAAGAGATAGAAATGGTGTTCCACCAGATAAAAACCCACAAGTAAAAGCTAGATTCTAAATGAAAAAAGCTATAATAGTATCTGGTTATTTTAACCCAATACATAAAGGTCACTTAGAGCTCTTCGCGAAAGCGAAGGCTCAAGCTGATGAGTTATGGGTTATTGTTAATAGTGATTTACAACGTGAATTAAAAGGTTCAAAAGAATTTCAAGATGAAAATGAAAGATTATTAATAGTAAGCAGTCTTAAAATGGTTGATTATGCTATGGTATCTGTTGATAAAGATAGAACAGTATGTGAATCAATTAGAACATTAAATGTAAAAGCAATAACTAAGGATCCTAAATATCAAATTACATTTGCTAATGGTGGTGATCAAAACAATGATTCTATACCAGAAGCGGGGATTTGTAGAGAACTTGGTGTATCTTTATTAGAAGGTTTAGGTGATAAAATTCAATCATCTAGTTGGTTATTAAAATAAAAATATATGAAAATAGGTTTATGTGGTACAATGAGTGTAGGTAAAACTACATTAGTTAATAGATTAAAAGAATTAGGTCAATTTAAAGGCTATGAGTTTGCTACTGAACGTAGTGAATATCTAATGAATCTAGGTATTCCATTGAATACTGATTCTACATTAAATGGTCAAACTATATTTTTAGCAGAGCGTGTTGCTGAATTAATGAAAGAAAATGTTATAACTGATAGAACTATATTAGATGTTATAGCATTTACTAATTTAGCTAAGTCTATTGATTTAAAAGATAAAGAATATTTTGAAGATTATGCTAGGGTATTCGTAGGTCAATATGATTATATTTTTTATATTTCTCCTGAAGGTACTAAGATGGAAGATAATGGTGTTAGAGAAACTGATTTAGAGTATAGAGATCTTATTGATAAAGCTATTATTAAAGCAATGAACACTTATGGTCATAGATGTGAAAATGTACATATGTTAAAAGGTACAACTGATGAGCGCATTGAGCAGATGTTGGGAATAATTCAATTTTAAATATTTATAATAAAATATACTATCATGCAAGATAATTTTAGCATTCGTAATTGGAAAAATACAGTCTTACACGAGGATGCCTTTAATGAAGGTACTGGTGAAATAAATGTATACGGATATCAAACCCAACATTTTGATATGTGTCCGGGTGCTGTAACTTTATTTAAAAATATAATGGCCGGAGACTATACAGATGGTGTACCTTCAGCTAAAGAAGAAGCATCAGTTATAGCAATGGCTAAGTTACATGATGCTCTTTTTAATATGGAGAAAAAAGCTCTAGGATATGGTGAAGTAGATAAATCATATTTAGATCAAGCTCAAAGACTAGAGAATGAAATATATATGCAAGCAAGAAATCTCGAATTAGAAGACGAAGTTAAAGCATATATTCCTGGTCATATTGATAGAATTGCTAATGTTGTAGTTAATCCTGCAGATGTATCTGAACAAGACGATTTAGAAGCAGATGATATTGAATTAGAAATCCCAGGTGAAACACCTACTGTAGATAAAACAGTTCAAGCTAAAGCATCTAAACAAGATAAAGTAATTCAAGATTTTAAAAGACTTCAAGATCAAATGAAAACACATCTTGAACTTTATAAAACATCTGAATCACCTGCTAATAAAGAAACTGCAAAAAACATGCTTAAAAAACTAACCCCTGAATTCCAGGCGGCTAAAAAAGCATATGAAAAACTAAAAGGCGTTAAGCTTTGAATCGAATAAATACGATTATAATATGCATTACTGCATTGGTTATATTCTATATATTAAAACAAGAGAATAAACCCGATGTTGATATCTCACAATACGAAACTCAAATTAATCTGTTACAAATTCAATTAAATGAATTACAAGCAGTTAATGATAGTTTAACTACTGTAGAGAAACAATTAGAAGAAAAAATTGCTTCATATGATGTTGCAATAAAAAATTTAAAAGGCCAAATAAATGTTATTAAACGTGAAACAAAAGCTAAACTTGATTCTGTTGATAGGTTTGGTGATGACGAGTTGGAACTCTTTTTCGCAGAACGATACCGTCAGCTCTACGATTCAATTAAACAAACCAATAGCGAAACTAGTAATTAAGGATTTAATTCAGTTTGATGGGTTATCTGCTGAAATGCAGACAATGCAAAATATTTTAACTGAAACAAATGAAAAGTTAAATACACAGGGTGAATTAGTTGCTAATTTAAAAACTCAAGTATTGAATTATCAAACCCAACTTGATAAAACAAGTCACCAATTAAAAAACCAAAAATACGCTACTCAATCAGTTCAAAAATCTTTAAAAAAAGAAAAGCGTCAAAAGAAATTATATCAAATAGGTTCCGCAATTGGAGGTGGAGCATTACTTTTGTTACTGATACAAAATTAAATGGAAAATCATACTCCTCTTTTAAAAGAAGTTGTTAAAATAAAAACTAATATACCTTTAATACTTTTAGATTATTTAAAGTTTAAAGCTGAAACTTCTTTAGAATGGCATTTTTTATATGGGGGGAATACTATAGAAGAAAAAATTCCTAAGTTAGATATTACTAATTTAAATTCACCCTCATCATCTTACATAAGAGGTTTAATTAGTTCTATATTTTTTCAAGTATATGAAGAAGGAGGAAAAAATTATTTTCAACCTGAAATGATAGGTTGTGGTATTTCTATTAAAGATAAATTTAGAAAAGATAATATCCATACAGATTATGTAGAACATGATAATACACTTAGAATTTTAGGGCTTCTTAATACCAACTGGGATTCTAGTTGGGGAGGAGGATTTATATGGGATAACCAAATTACTTCTTTACAAGTAAATGAATTTTTAATTTTTGACCCTAAAGTACCCCATGCAGCTTCTGAAATTTTTTGTGATAAAAAAAGACTAGCTGTTGATATAACTACTATTGCAAATGGCTGAAAATTTAAAAAATATAATAAAAAGTGAATTTATAAAATGCGCCAAAGATCCAGTGTATTTTATGAAAAAATATTATACCATTCAGCATCCTCAAAGGGGTAGAATTAAATTTAACTTATATCCTTTCCAAGAAAAAGTCCTTATGCACATGTATAAAGAGGACTATATTGTTATCAATAAATCTCGTCAGTTAGGTATATCAACATTATGTTCTGCATATGCTTTGTGGATGATGTTGTTTCAAAAAGATAGAAACGTACTGTGTATTGCAACCAAGCAAGAAACAGCCAAAAACATGGTAACTAAAGTACGATTTGCTTATGATCAGTTACCATCATGGTTAAGGATAAAAACAGTAGAACACAACAAATTATCACTACGCCTAGCAAACGGATCACAAATTAAAGCCACAGCAGCAAGTTCAGATGCTGGACGATCAGAAGCAGTATCTTTGCTACTGATTGATGAGGCAGCTTTTATTGATGGGATTGATGAGATATTTGCCTCAGCTCAACAAACACTAGCTACTGGTGGTGGGTGTATTGCTTTATCTACACCTTATGGTACAGGTAACTGGTTCCACTCAACATGGGTTAAGGCAGAAGCAAGAGAAAATACATTTTTACCAATTAGACTACCATGGACTGTACATCCAGAGCGTGGTCAAGAATGGAGAGATGAACAAGACGTTATATTAGGACCTAGAATGGCAGCACAGGAATGTGACTGTGATTTTAGTACTTCAGGGGATACAGTAATTGAACCCGACATATTAAATTTTTACGAAAAAACCCATATACAAGAACCTGTTGAACGTAGAGGAATGGATGGTAATCTATGGGTATGGCAAATCCCAGATTATTCTAGGGATTATATGGTAGTAGCTGATGTTGCTCGTGGAGATGGAAATGACTATTCTGCATTTCATGTATTTGATATAGAAGAAGCAACACAAGTTGCTGAATATAAGGCGCAAGTACAAACAAAAGATTATGGTAATTTACTATATGCTGTAGCTACAGAATACAACGATGCTCTACTAGTAGTAGAAAACGCTAATATTGGGTGGGCTGTAATACAACAACTAATTGATAGAGGTTATAGAAATTTATACTATTCACCTAAAATGGATGTATCAATGACCAACGCAGATCAATATCTTAGCAGATATGAAAATGGTCAAGGTATGGTTCCTGGATTTACTACATCAATGAAGACGAGACCACTTGTTGTCTCCAAATTAGTTTCGTATCTTCACGAAAAATCCGTAATATTCCGTTCAAAACGTTTATTAGAAGAATTTAGAACGTTTATATGGAAAAATGGTAAGGCGCAAGCACTATCAGGATATAACGATGATTTAACTATGGCATTTGGTATATCTATGTTTTTAAGAGATACAGCATTACACTTTAGACAACAAGGTGTAGATATGGCACGTGCTTCATTAGGAGGGATACACTCTACTAATTATAAAGCACCTAACATTTATCAAGGTGGCAATCAATTGAAAAATCCATACGAAATGGAAAACCCATATGGTGATAAGGAAGATATTTCCTGGTTATTAGGGTAATTAATATTTATTATATATACTAAACATGGCAGATACTTCATTATTCGGTAGATTAAGACGATTATTCTCTACAGACGTTGTAATTAGAAACGTTGGAGGTAATCAACTTAAAGTGACGGATTCAGATCAAATTCAATCACTAGGCCAACTACAAACCAATTCATTATTTGATAGATTTAACAAATTATACAGCACAGTAGGTGGTGTAAATTATGTTACTCAACAACAAACTAATTTTCCATCTACAAGAATTCAGTTATATACTGATTACGAAGCGATGGATACAGATGCTATTGTAGCTTCTGCTCTAGATATTGTAGCTGATGAAGCTACTTTACGTAATGATATGAGCGAAGTACTACAAATTCGTTCATCAGACGAAACAGTACAAAAAATATTATATAACCTATTTTATGATGTTTTAAATATCGAATTCAACTTATGGAGTTGGACACGTAACATGATTAAGTATGGTGATTTTTATTTAAAATTAGAAATATCTGAAAAATTTGGTGTATATAATGTTGTACCATTTTCATCTTATACTATTTTAAGATTAGAAGGTACAGATCCCCAAAATCCTGCTGATGTAAAATTCAAATACGATCCAAGTTATTCGGTATCTGAAAATGCATTAGGATTTCAACAAATAAACCCATCAGTAGGTGTAAATACTGGTAACGAAGTTATATTTGATAATTATGAAATGGCACACTTCCGCCTATTATCAGATTTTAACTATCTTCCTTACGGAAGATCATATCTAGAACCAGCTCGTAAAATATGGAAACAAATGACATTGATGGAAGACGCAATGCTTATCCATAGAATTGTGAGAGCGCCTGAAAAACGTACTTTCTTCGTGAATGTTGGAAATATTCCACCAAATGAGGTAGAAACCTACATGCAAAGGATGATCAACAAAATGAAGAAAACACCTTATGTTGATCCACAAACAGGTGATTACAACTTAAAATTCAATATGCAAAACATCTTAGAGGATTTCTATATTCCTGTAAGAGGTGGAGATGCAACTACTAGAATTGAAACAACTAAAGGTCTAGATTACGCTGCTATTGAAGATGTAACTTATTTAAGAGATAAGTTATTCTCAGCACTTAAAGTACCAAAAGCATATTTAGGATATGAAGGTGATCTAGAAGGTAAAGCAACATTAGCAGCTGAAGATATTCGTTTTGCTAGAACAGTAGAACGTATTCAAAGAATATTGATCTCTGAATTAACAAAAATTGCCCTTGTACACTTATATTCACAAGGATATGATGGTGCTGCATTAACAAATTTTGAATTATCATTAACTACTCCTTCTATCATTTATGATCAAGAAAGAATAGCATTATTGAAAGAAAAAGTAGATCTTGCCCAACAAATGCAGGAAACTAAATTAATGCCAACTGATTGGATATATGATAATATTTTCCACTTTAGTGAAGATCAATATCAAGAATATAGAGATTTAATTATTGAAGATCAGAAACGTAATTTCCGCCAAGCACAAATTGCTGAAGAAGGAAATGATCCTGCTGAATCTGGCGAAGCGTATGGTACACCACATGCATTGGCTTCATTATATGGAGCAGGTAGATACCCAGGAAGTAAGGGTGTTCCATCAGGATATAGTGTAAATGATCCAGAATACCCAGAAGGAGCCCTTGGTAGACCAAATGAAAAAGCCTCAGATTATGGTACACAAGATAGTAACTTAGGAAGAGATACATTAGGTAAAGATAGGATGAAAGCTCAATCTGGAGAAGAAGACAGACCCGGATTATCTAATACAGGTATTACAGTAGAAAATTTAAGTACCAAAGCAGTTTATGCTAAAAATCATAAAATGTTAGAGGGAATGTTTCCTAAACAAAAGGTATCACTTTTTGAAGGTGAAAAGTTATTAGACGAGGATCAAATCCGCGAGGAAATTAAGTAATTTTAATATTTATAACTAGTAGCGCACTACTTATGAAAATAAAACATAATAAATACAAGAACACTGGTATCTTGTTCGAACTGCTAGTACGTAAAATTACTGCAGATACACTCTCCAGTGGTAATTCTAAGGCAGCCACGTTAGTAAAAAAATACTTTACTAAAAGTGAACTTGCCAATGAGAATAAACTCTACCAAACAATAAACCAATCTATATCCTTATCAGAAGGTAAAGCTGAATCTGTACTATCTACAGTACTAGATTTATCTAGAAAATTAGATAAGGAAGCCCTATCAAAAGAAAAATACAATCTAATTCGCGAAATTAAAGAAAATTTCGATATGAATGATTTTTTTGGGGCTAAAATAAAAAATTATAAGCTATTAGCTTCAACATATGTTCTATTAGAATCACATACTAATAAAAAATTCGCTAATCCCGAATCTATTATTACATCTAAAATCACTATTCTAGAACATATTACTTCTAACCCAGATACTAAAATGTCTTTATCTCCATTAGTAGAAGAACTAATGTCATTAGATAAAGGTACACGTGCGCTTACTTATAAAATTATGCTTGAAAAGTATAATGAAAAGTTTGATGGGTTATCTCAAGATCAAAAAGAAGTATTAAAAGAATACATAAATAGTGCTACGGATGCTCCAAAACTTAAAGAATTTTTGAATTCTAAGTTTAAGAGTATATCTATTACGCTGAAAGAGAACGTAGATAAAATAGAGGAGCCGGCACTAAAAATAAAAATCCAAGAAGTTATAAATTTAATTGACCCTATTTTAGAGACTAGAAAGATGAAAGATGATCACTTAGTTGCGCTACTACAGTATCTTGAACTTTCTAAAGAAATAGTGACAGTATGAAGCTAAAGGTAACAGGATTAAAGAAGGAAATGAGCACCACTGGAACTGGTGCTTCCTCTACACCTGGTACAGGTGCACAGTATTCTTCTCCTAAAGCTTTTAAAAAGAAAACTGATGAAATTGGTGAACCTTTCGAAATTCCTAATCCTTCTATTCCTAATAGAAAGTCGAAATTTATTGACTACAAACAACTATTCGAAGATGCGATTGAAGAGCTTTCTGAAAAAAAACAATTCAACCCTGTAACAGATTTATCTAGTAGTCAAGCAGATGCTGGT